ATTACAGGTGATTACGTTCCGCCTGTTGTTGAGCCGATAGCAGAAGCAAATAATAATTTAGAATAACTATATTTGACCAAACCAAAAAAACAAACATGAAAACCAAAGAAGAAGTACAGACAGAAATCCAAAAGTTAAAAGTTGAGTTAACAGTTCAAGAATGGGAAGCAGTATTAGCAGTAATAGAGCAAAGCACAAGTCCACACATTCAAGTTAAATCAGTTGCCGCAGAATTAATTAAACAGTTACAATTGCAGATAAAAGATGACAAACCACAACCTAGCTGATTCAGCAACCATAGTAAGCATTTCAAGTGCTTTGCTTAGCATAGCCAATTTTCAGCCTTTAGTAACTCTGGTAGCCTCATTGGTTGCCATAGTATCGGGAGGCTTTGCGATTAGGTATTATTACAAGGCAACTAAAAACCTAAACAAATGATTAGAAGCGGTTTGATAGTTTTCTTAATCCTATTATCCGCTTTTTTTATGTTTTTGTCAGCATTTTTATTTATGGCAAAGAAGCCTAAAAACATTCTTACTACAAATATTGATACAGTTACAGTAGTTAAACGATTTGAGAAGTTTACAAAAGGCGATAAAATACCTTTTAAGATTTTAGATACTATTTATACTAACACAGAGAATCATGATACTACCTACATTATTAAAGATTATAACCAGGCTAAAGAATTTACTGATTCAATTAGGCAAGATAGCAACCTCTTTGTCATCCGAGATACCATCAGCCAAAACAGAATCATCGGTCGCTCATTCAAAGCCAAAATCCAAGAAAAAACCATAACGATTACTAATAATATACAAGCCAAACCTAAATCAGCTTTATACATAGGATTTAGAAGCGATTTAAGCAATGATATGAGCAGAATGGAACACAACATTAGCCTATCATTTAAAACTCGGCAGAGAGGCTTATTTAGCGTTGGTTATGGAATGTCAGGATATTCAATCGGTTATGCAATAAAATTATAGTTATGGCAAAGGCAATGAACGTAAGTGCATACGTTAAAAAATCAAGCAAAAGAGGCGTAGCTGCAAAAAGTAAAACGAGCAGTAATAAAACGAGCAAAAATTATAAAAAAAAATATAGAGGTCAAGGTCGATAAATAATAATATTATGGCAATCAAAAACTTAAATCCGGTAACAAGCATAATGGATTTTAAAACATTTGCAAAGAATCCAATTATAGCTACAATGTTTTTAGTAATCATTGGCATTAGCGTTCTATACATTGACATTAGAGGTAACTTTAATAGTCAATTAGAGGCTCAGAGTGCTAAGATTGAAAAGCTAGAATCGAAGATGGATGCTATGGGACAGTCATTAATTAAGTGCGAGAGCGCAATGAGTGGAGCATCTGCAAAGTTAAGCACATTGGAATCATTGGGTAAAATACAGAAAATCAAATGAGATATTTAGCATTCATACTGCTTTTATCTTCATGTACAACGGCTGAAATTGAGCAGGTAAATAAATACGATACTTTACTCTTAAAAATAGAGCAAAGCCAAAAGGTAATGGATAGCAGTATTGTTGAGGCTACAAAGAAAGAGGCTAAAATAATTAATAAAACTGTTCAAAGCATTATTCAAGACAAAAAGCAAATTGCAGAATTAGTTACTCAGGTAGCTGATGCAAAAGCAAACACTAGAGTTGAGATTCAAGTGCAGACTATCAGGGATACTGTTTTTGTTACAGAAAAGAAAAACTTCTGGGGCAAAAGTAAAAAGGATACATTATGACAGAGTTTTTTAAAGATGAGAACGGAAATCTAAGCATGAAGCGTTTATGCGGGTTGCTTTGTGTAATTGCCTTATGCGTGACTATGTATCATAACTCATTCAGCGAGGAACATACTGCACCATCGGCTATATTGGTTGAATCAGTAGCTTTGTTAGCATTCGGTTGCCTTTCATTGACTAGCGCAGATAAAATATTTAAAAAGAAATGAAACTATCAGAGCATCTAGATTTATCAGAGATTATTCGTAGCGATAGCGCTAAAAGAAACGGCATCAGCAATATGCCTACGCCAGATCATATAGAAAACTTTAAGATATTAGCAACTAAAGTATTTGAGCCTATTAGGGAGCATTTTGGTGTTCCTATTAGGATATCATCTGGTTATAGATCAGCAGAGTTAAACAAATGCATTAAGGGATCTTCTGCGACCAGTCAGCATTCAAGTGGCGAGGCTATTGATATAGATCAGGATGGCACTACAATAACTAATAAGCAGGTATTTGACTATATTAAGGATAATCTAGCCTTTGATCAGCTAATCAATGAGTTTAATTATGCATGGGTTCATGTTAGTTATAAAGCAAATGGTAAGCAAAGAGGCGAGATCCTAGAGGCTTATAAAGAGGGTAAAATAACAAAATACAGATTATATAAATAATTTATTTATCTTTGTGCTATGTATAAAGAAGAATTAGAAGATTTAAAGATTAACCAGGTCATTAAAGTATTTGAGAATCCTCAAGTCTGGCGCAATAATGCAAGTAGATTGCATAAGGAAACTCAAAAATTATTCCATATAAAGAAAATGAAAGATCATACTATGATTATCCGTATATTGTAAAATTGTTGTTACAATAAAAATATATTTTTTATTTTGTGAATTATTAAAATAACTTTTTTATATTTGATCAGCAATTCAATAAAGGGTTGCACAAAACTTGCAAAAATGACAACTTTATTAAACACATTAAACAAAGAATTATTAAAGGCTCAAAAAAACGTTGAAAAGATACAATCTAAGTATAATGATTCTAAAACTGAAAAAAATGAGTATTCAGGAGATAATAAAATTTATAAACAATTCGCAAACGCTATTCAAGTTAGAGATATTTTAGACAATACGATTAGTCAACTAACTTATTTGGTCAACTAACCATTCCTGTTCCTGCAAGTCAGGAATCTGCCGCCTCGCTTGATCAGTCAAGCGGGGATTTGGCAGTACAGGGCAATGGAGTTCTGTAAAAACTTGCATACAATGAAAATATACACAATTGAATTTATGGACAAGGATTACAATGATCTAATGACCAAAGTAGTCATATTTAAAAACTTAAAGCAAGTCAAATCATATGCTAAAGAGATTTTAGCTAACCTTTGTGATAATGACATCGTAACCTTTAGAATTTACTAATATGGAAATTATCATTTTTTTTATTATTATGTCGGCAATACTGATAACAGTAGCCGGATTGTGTGACTATTTAATCCAAAAAATAAAATGAGTGTACTAAAAGATTTAAAAACAAAGTATCCTGACTGCTACTATGATGCAGACATGGATGCTATCTATTGGAATGGTCAGACAGTAGCAGAAGATGCTAAGTATCTGATTGAAGATCATTACGATGGTCTAAAGACATGGGCATCTGGTAAATCAGGCAATCCAGAAGATGAGACGATGCAGTCATGCTCAGGCGAAGACTACATTATTGCAGAATTAAACCACGATTATCATTACGCATTCGACCAGATATGAACTTACTAGAAAGATTAAACCCAGAGCATTTAGAGATGCTAAAGGTTGAGCAAGAAAAATTCCCACTTACGATTAAAAATCTAATTGCAGAATTGGAAAATAATAATCATTTTTTAGATTTAACCTACCAAAGCATCCTTAAATTATTTTTGCATTTAGATTTAAAAGATTATTCAGTAACTTCACTAGAAAAATTATTTGACAATGTTAGCAGTTAAATCAACAGTATATCCAGACGGATTTAGAATCCTATGGGTAAGCGGAATGCCAAAGCACAAAGAGTTAGCAATGGATTCTCAGCTATATAACAGATGGGCAGTCTATGTTCATAACCTGGTCTTTAATATCAAAGGCGTTAATAAGATTAGATCTGGAGGCGTTTGCTATTCAGACGGTCAGGAATCAGCATTAAGGTTAGCAAAGGAGATACTAGGATGATAGAAAATCGTATCTTCTGGGTAATCATGGCAGCCGTGTCCTTAGTAGTATTGGTATTTATTATTGAATTATTTATCATGTTTTATTTGTATTTATAAATTATTATTATAACTTTAAAGAATGAGCGATATTGAATTACATCAAAAGAAATTACCAACCTTACAGGAGCTTTATAGCGATCCAGAGGGACTGGTAAAAACAGATGCTTTGCAGGTTATCCTAAACGGGCAACCTCCTGCATCCTGGATTAAAACACATCCATTTATTAAAGGCTATAAATATCTGCCTATTGATAAAGTAGAATACTTGCTAAAGCGCATTTTTAAGAATTACAGAATAGAGGTCTTGCGGGAGGGTTCTTCATTTAACGGAGTTTATGTCGTAGTTCGTGTGCATTATCTTAATCCAATTAGCGGTCTTTGGGATTTTCACGATGGCATAGGAGCTGCACAATTACAGACTGCTTCTGGTAAGTCTGCGGCTGATCTAGCGAACATTAACAATGGCGCTTTGTCAATGGCTTACCCATTAGCTAAAACAGTAGCAATAAAGGATGCCTGTGATCATTTTGGTACTACGTTTGGAAGCGATTTAAACCGCAAAGATACTTTAGCATTTACCTCTGATGATAAATTGCACATAGTTGCCCAAAACAAAGAGGAGGACCGGATGCAAAAGCTAATCGAAAAGGCTCAAGACAGAGAAACTCTGGAAACTCTTAAAACACATTTAACTGAAAACTTACAAAATCAATTTGATACAAAATGGAAATCTTTAAAATAAGAGCATCAGCAGCCGGTAAAATATCTGGCATAAAAGGACTAGGCGAAACAGGTAAAAGCTACTGTAAGCAATGGCTAAAAGAAAAGCTATACAAAAGGCGTACTGAAATTAAATCTAAATACATTGACAAAGGAAACAGGCTAGAGGAGGAGGCGTTTACGCTCATGGCTTTGCAGTTAGACTTAGGAATGGTTTACAAGAATGATAAATACTTTGAGGATGACTATTTCTGCGGAACTCCAGATCTAATACATAATGGAGTTGTTTATGATAATAAATGCTCCTGGTCTTTAGATACATTTCCAATGTTTGAATCAGAAATACCAAATTCTGACTACTTTAATCAGTTGCAAGTATATATGCACTTGACTGGATGTACCAAAGCCTCTCTGTGCTACACTTTAATAGATGCAGACTATGATCTAGTTAGTCAGGCAGTAAAATGGCTTACAGAGCCTAAAAAGATATACAGTACGATTTTTAACATGGTTTATACTAAAGAAGCGTATAAGGTATATTATGAGGAGTTCTGTGATGGATTTGAGGGTAATTTTATTGAAATACCAGAAGCAGATCGGATTAAAACATTTGAGTTTGAGTATGATCCGCAGGTAATTGAAAAGCTACAAGCTAGAGTGATTGAATGCAGGGAGTATATAGCTACGCTTGTAAAATGAAAAAATACCTAAAAGTGCCAGATAAAAAGCGTATTGCTTTGGCTTTAGAGTTAATAGCAGGTCATAACGTAAGTCCGGCAGATGCAAGTAAGTATCTTAACCTGTCAATGCCTAGCGTTTGCGGTTGGATGACATCCTACTGGTTTTATCAAAAGCCTATAAATCCAATAGTTTTAATATTAAAAAGCGATGTTTAATCATTTATTCCACAAGATAATTTTAGATTATATTAGAGGCAAGTCACTTGCTAAATATAAAATAGAAGATATTTGCAATGCTTTTAAAAATTATTATGGCTAAAAAACACATTAAAACCGATGGGCGTGGCTCTGCTCAGGAACTCGGCAAAGTCCAGGAATATAAAGCCAAACCAAAAAAGTATAAATCAGACATTATTGAAAACTATTTAAAAGCCAGAGATCGGTTGTTTTGGCTAGAGGGTACGCTAGATCAAAGAGCAGAAATTGAGCAAAGATGGAACAAATAAAAAGAGATCCTATGGAAATGTACCATAGCCGTAAAACTGCAAAAGTAGTAAAACCAACTAATGTACGTACTGAATGGCAAGAGCAACTAGCGTTTTGTAAGTGGTTAAAAATGCAATACCCACAGGTGCGCTTTAGATCAGACATTCAATCAGCCGGGAAGCTGACACCTGCCATGCAGAATATTAAATTGATTTTAGATCCATTTAGAGGTTTTCCAGATATTACTATCTACCTAAAGCGTGGTGAATTTTGCGGTCTTATGATTGAAATGAAGCGCGAAAACTCTGGCTTATATCTTAAAGATGGTAGCCTGTCTAATTCAAAGCACGTGCAAGAGCAGGGCAAAATGCATGAATTTTTACGTGATAATGGATGGAAAGTTGAATTTGCGGAGGGGATGGATGGGGCAAAAATAAAATTTAAGGAATATTTGATGAAATAATTATAAAATAGTAAATTGCAACAAGGTTAGAGTCTCAAAAATAGTTAACCTAAGGAATTAAAAGCCCTTGCATGATTTTGGACGTGAGACTCTCAAATGATTGCAGGGGCTTATTTTTTTAATAAATTTTTATGGAAAATTATAAACCAGAAGAATATTATAGAGCCAAAATTGATAAATATCTTACTATGTATTTTATTATTGAAAGAGAGATAAAGTCGGTTTGTGGTAGATACCGAATAGATTATGTTTTGCAATGTAAGGAATCTAAAAAATTATTTGGGTTAGAGGTTAAATCAGAAAAACGAATGAGAGGTAATGATTTTGGCAAGTATTTAAAACAAGCCAGTAATTATTCTGATTGTGAATGGTATTCAAAATTTGGCAAAGTAAAGATTTTAATTTTTATTACTCCGGCAATCTCAAATTCATTTATTAACATAACTAAAATGGAATATTTAAATGGCAAAGAAATATACTACTCTCAACATGACCGCAATCATGAACATTCCAATGTAGGTGGGTTAATTGGTCAAATTTGTAACATAGGTGAAATCAGAAGTTTTAAAGGTTATTACGGTAATGATTATTTTTCATTTATGTATAGAAATAAAACAATCTGGAGTTCAAGACTTAAAGGCAAAATACATGAGGTTAATTATAATTTTTATAATGATAAATTATGAAAGATATATTTTTCCAGTTTTATGAATCGGATATTAAATCAACAAAGCCACTAGGTATTGTTTCTTTGGAATACTGGATTAATTCAATGAAAAATCCAAAGCCAAAATTTAAAGAAATATTTGATAAAATACATTTAGCCTCATTAAATCAAAATAAAGCCGAAAAAGATATTTTAAAGAGATCTTTATACTTTTTTACTCCTTCGGTTATTGTAAAAACTAAGCGTTGTTATGCTGATATTGATGCATTCACAGGACTGCTTACAGTAGATTTTGATGGATTAGATTCTGATTATGCAAACGAATTTAAAAGCGCATTATTTAATCAATATAAATTTATAATTTGTGCGTGGCTTTCTGCATCACATAAAGGCGTTAGAGCATTGATAAAAATACCCATTGCCAAAAACGTAGATGACTTTAAATTGTATTTTAATGCCATTGAGCAAGAATTAGGAATATATAATGGATTTGACATAGCACCTAAAAACTGTGTTTTACCTATGTTTATGTCATACGATACTGATATTTTATCTCGGAATGATTATTCAACATTTACAAAAAAATATAAGCCATTAGAGATTATACCAATACCACAATATTTTGTAATAAACGATCCTTCAACTGTTGAACGTATAATTCAATCAACAGTAAATAAAATTAATTTTAATGGTCATCCTCAACTTAGAGCAATATCATTTGCTTTAGGTGGGTATGTTGCCTCTGGTTATATTGCTCAAATAGAAGCAATACAATTAATTAATAACTGTATTGAGTCAAACGGATATTTATCCAGGCAAACAAATGGATTGAAAATGTCAGATGTGTACAAAAAAACTGCAAAGGAAATGATAATAAAAGGTCAAACTAAACCATTAGATATTCAAAAAAGATAACATGGATAAATTCAAAAACAATGCTAAAGACATGACATTAAATCCAGTTGAATGGTTTAATTTCTATGGTGACTTTAAAGAGATATTTAAAAATAGTAAAAATCACTATTTTATTTCAGATACTGAAGTTGGTACTTATAAGAGAAAGCAGGAAGTAATATTTAGCGTTAAGGATATTTTTGTTACGATTAAAGATGATGATCATTTTGATATACCATCTGGCGCAAAGTACACAAAATTTATGCTACTGACCAAAGTCCGGTATAAAAATAATTATAGCGTTGCTATGAATTTTGTTTTGTTTGATTTAATGAAAATTCAAATACCATTTATTAGAGTGGGAGTTGATTATTATAAAAAGATTACAAAGCCTACCAGATATGGAGGTAATGCGGTTTTGTTAAAACATTGGAGAAAAGAGGAAATTAAACAAGATTATGACGCAAATTTTTTAAATAAAATCTACAAATATGATGACTTTACTATTGAGCCTAATAATGTAGATTATTCTGCTACAATCAATAATTTTTACAATTTATATGCAAAATTTCAGCATGAAATACATTCTGATTTGGTAAAAGAAACCGAGATAGAAACCTCCTTAAATTTGATTAAGCATATTTTTGGCAATAAATATGAAATAGGATTAAGGTATTTAAAGGTTTTATTTGAGTACCCAAAGCAAATTTTACCTATAGTAGTGTTAGTATCTGAGGAAAGAGGAACTGGTAAAACAACTTTTTTAAACTGGATGGACATGATTTTTGGTGAAAATTGTGTAAGTATTTCACCAGATGATGTGGCACGTGGTTTTAATTCGATTTACGCTACTAAAAACATTATACTTATAGATGAAGCAGTTGCAGAGAAACAAGCTACTGTAGAGAAGCTAAAAAGCATAGCTACTGCCAAAACAATCTCAGTATCTCAAAAGTTTGTTTCTGAATATTCAATACCTTTTTATGGTAAAATTATTTTATGTACTAATAAAGAAACCGATTTTATGAAAATAGACAATGAGGAAATCAGATTCTTTGTATTGAAAGTACCTACAATACAAAAATTAAATACCCAGATTGAAACTTTATTATTTAATGAGATACCTAAGTTTTTAAAGTACCTAACACAATTACCAGATATTGATTTTTCGTTATCACGTATGGTTTTTACTGCTGATGAAATTAAATCAGATGCTTTAGAGATTGTAAAAGAAGAAAGTAAAAGCGGACTCTGTAAAGAAATTGATATTATAGTTGAGGACTTTTTTAATAACAATGCAAAAATTGATGAATTTCAAGCAACTGCACTAGATATAAAAAATAGATTTTTTAGTAGAGATAACTCAATTTCGGCTAATTACATTAGAAAGGTATTAAAAAATGAATTTAAACTAAATCCTGACAAAATTCAGCGATATAATCCCTTTAATGAAACCATGACTTCACAAACTGGTACACCTTTTACCTTTAAAAGAATACATTTCTGTGATTTTGTAAAAAACTTTTTTAACGCTGAATTTGTAGACTTCTGATTATCAGTATGTTAAAAAATGTAAAAAAAATATACCCTTTAAAAGTTAGTATAAAAAAAAAATAAACAAAAAAAAAACCTATTTACTTTATATTACTATTATTATTAACTTTTTTACAAAATAGTAAAAATATAGTATTAACAGTATTTAAAGTTGGTTTTAGTCTGTTTAAAACTTGTAAAAAACTTGTAAAAAAGTGTTTAAAACTTAAAATAACAAAACATGAAACTAATAAATGATACTGATCTATTTAAAGCCTGGCAAACCATTGACAAACTTAATTCTGGGGATATATATAAACTTTCTAAAATACCTCAACATCGCAGAAATTTATTTATACGATGCATTAAGCAAAGAATAGATACCTTAAAGGATTGTGAATTTAATCCTGATTATACAAAAATTAAGAAGTTATCAGATTTTTATACCTTTACCTGTGAAATTAGTTAACTGAAATAAACTAAATATTTTACAATGGCAGATGGTAGAAAAAATAATAGTGGTACTTTAGGCAATAATGGAGGCAGACCGCCAAAGTCAGACGAAATAGCTTTAATTGCAAGACTATCGCCAATGGATAACCTGGCGTTAAAATTACTTAATGATAAGTTAGAGGAGGGCGATATGGCAGCTCTTAAAATGTTTATGGAATACAGATGGTCTAAACCAAAGCAAGAAGTTGCCATTGATGGTGATCTAATGCTAAGCATTCCTGCTCCTGTGATCTACAATACTGCACCTCCAATAGCAAATAATGAAAATGACATAGAAGATGTTTAAATGCTCACCTGTCTTTTATAAGAATTATAATTACAAAGAGAAGGTTTTAATCAATCAGGGCGGCACATCCTCAAGCAAAACCTACTCCATTATGCAACTGCTATTCTATAAAGCAGTAACAGAGCAGAGATCAGTTATAACAGTAGCCGGTGAATCATTGCCTAACCTTAGAAAAGGTGCTTACAGGGATGCTGAAAATATCTTTGCAGATAACAAATATCTACAATCGCAACTAAAGTTCTGGAATAAGACTGAGCGAATAATCTACTTTAAGAACGGATCTTTGATTGAGTTTGTATCATTTGAAAATGAGCAATCAGCTAAGAATGGTAAGCGTGACTATCTTTTTGTTAATGAGGCTAATGGTATAAGCTATCAAATTTACTGGCAGTTAGCAATCAGGACAAAAAATCAGATATACATAGACTATAATCCTACTAATGAGTTCTGGGCGCATACTAAGCTAATAGGTCAGCCAGATACGAAGCTGATAATAACAGACCATAGGCACAATCCATTCCTATCAGAGCAGGACCATGAAAGAATAGAGGCTATAAAAGACTTAGACTTAGAACTGTGGCGAGTATATGCCAGAGGCATGACCGGTAAGATTGAGGGCGTTATATTCCGTAACTGGGCAATATGTGAAAAGATACCAGAGGATGCTGAGCTGATTAGCTATGGCATTGACTTTGGCTTTACTAACGATCCCACAGGCATAATAGAAGTTTACAAATCAGGTGGTGAGTTATGGGTAAATGAGATGTGCTATGAAACTAGACTAACCAATATGGATATTTGCAGGAAGCTAAGAGATTTTGGCGTAACAGATGATCAGGAAATCATAGCTGATTCGGCAGAGCCTAAGTCTATTCAAGAAATATATGCAGAGGGATTTAACATTCACGGCGCAATGAAAGGACCAGACAGTATAAAGCAAGGCATTGACATCCTTAAAAGATATAAAATAAATATAACGGCAAATAGCCATAACTTTAAAAAGGAATTATATTCATATATTTGGAAAAAAGATAAGACAGGCAGGATGCTTAATGAGCCTATTGATGCTTTTAACCACTTAATAGATCCGTTACGTTATGTGGCATTAAATAAGTTAGCATCTAAGATTAAACAAGAATATTCATTTGATTGGAACTAAAATGGGCGTATTTTCTAAAATATTCAAAGCTGATATAGAAAAGGCAGCTACTACTCAGTTAGAGGCGTTAATGCCTGGACTTCAGCAACAAATAACTGCTAACCTATATAACCAGAATGTTTTTGGATGGATTGGCAATAATCAGGTCATAGTTGACTTTGAGGACAAAGTAAAGTTTGTTGACGAGGGATTTAAGAAAAACGCTGACATATATACCTGCATTGATATTATATCAAAGAAAATAGCGGAATGCGCTTATTGCCTATACGAAGTAAAAGAGGGCGTAACTAAAAAGGATCTAAAGGTATTCCAGAATATGTCAATGGCTGAGGGTGCTACTGCTAAGATGCGGACTTTGCAACTTAAAGAGCAGATGTTTAACCAAGTAGAAAACAATCCTATTTTGGACTTACTGGCAAAGCCTAATCCTCAGCAGACTTATGAGGAATGGATGACTGATCTAGCAGGGTTCTTTTTATGTACTGGCGATGGATATATCTTTGGAAATGGCAAGGATCCTGACATGACTGCAAAATGCATCTGGTCACAACTCTACTCTTTGCCTAGTCAGTTTATAGAGATTATCTCTGGTGGAATGTTTGAGCCAATCAAAGGTTATCAGATGCGCTCTGTTTATATGACCGAAGTGCCTATACCGGCTCACCAAGTTGTGCATTTTAAATCCTTTAATCCTGACTTTACGCTGACAGGTGCGCAACTTTACGGACAGTCACCTATTAAAGCTATTTACAGGAATGTGCTAAAAGAGAATGAGGGCGATAACGAATTACTAAAGCAAATCAGGAATGGTGGTGCTTATGGTTTTATATCTCCAGATGGACCGGGTGCATCGCTGACTAAAGATCAGATGAATGTGCTTAAAGAAAAGTTTGTGGAGGCTAAGCGTGGCGAAACCTTAATGGATCGTATATTCCCAAGCTCTGGTCCTTTGAAATGGACTCAGATAGGAATGCCATCTACTGATCTGCAATTAATAGAATCGCTTAACATTGATACCAGAAAGATATATGCAGCGTTTCACGTTCCTATACAGTTTTCAGGTAGTGAAGCAGCATCAACCGATAATAACATGGGTTGGGCGTCAAAGCAGTTAATCTATAACGCAACCGCTCCACTATCTCGCAAGATCAGGGATGCAATCAATAAGTTTGTTTGTGAGCCATACGCTAAAGTTTACGGTAACCAATATTACTTTGATTTTGATTTTAGCTCTTATCCTGAGATGCAGGAAGACATGGAACGCCTTACTGCATGGCTAAATCAATCATATTGGATTACTCCAGATGAGAAGCGTATTGCTCAGGGTTATGATAAGATAAGTAGTGTAGATATGAGCAAGATATACGTACCTGCTAACTTAGTACCTATTGAAGAATTGTCGCTAGACCAGGCTTATAACAATGCAACCATAAATGGCAAGTAGTGTTAAATACCATAAAACCTATTTAAAGCTACATAAGGAATATGAGGCTTATGCGTACCCTATTATAAAAAAAGCTTTAGATGACCAGACAGGTGCAGTTGCTGACTTTGTCAATGAAGATACGTTTGATAACATAGAGTTATACATCCAGTTCTTAGTGCAGCAAAAGCCTTTGTATTCTGGATTAGAAAAGATATACACAAAGGTTGGCGTTTCGGCAGCTACATTCTCTTATGACTGGATTCGTAACTCAGTACCTAAAACTAAAAAGGATTTTATAATTGATTTCTTTAATGCTGCATGGTACGAAGAAATGGTAAACTACTTTAGGCTAATCGGAGGTACTAAGGTTACAGGCATAGACGAAACTACAATGGATAAGGTTAAGACTTTATTAGCTAATATTTTAGGACAAAATTTGTCCAGAAGAGATCAGGCTAAACTATTTGAAGAAACGCTAAATGATCCTGCATTTAACAGAGCAAGGTCTTTAGTTATAGCTAGAACAGAATCTACAACTGCTGCAAACTTTGGGATTAACATGGGTGCTGAGAGTTCTGATTATGAGGTGCAAAAGTTCTGGATTAACACAAAGGATAAACGTACTAGACTTTCGCACCTAGCAATGACTCAGGATCGAATAGGATTAAATCAGTTTTTTACGCTTAGAAATCCTAAAACTAATGTAGTTACTGAAATGATGTACCCTGGTGATGTCGGTACTGCTTTGAATAAAATACCTGCTGCTGAGGTTGTTAATTGCCGTTGCGTTATGGCAACCGAAGCGATAAAGGATGCTGATGGTTTGCCGATACTAAAACCGAGAACGCCTGAGTATCTAAGAAAATTAAAAGAAATAGATAATGAATAGTATATTTACATAAAATTTTTTAATCATGAAAGGATTATTAGAATACAAGAATTATAAAGCCGAGATAAAAGACATGGATTCTGAAAGGATGACAGTCACAGGCTACTTTGCAAGTTTTGGGAATATAGATTATGATGATGATATTATTATGCCCGGTGCAGCGACAAAGACAATCGCAGAACGTGGTCCAAAAGGATCGAATGAGATATTCTTTTTAAATCAGCATAACTGGTCTCAACCGCATGGAAAACCTATGGTATTAGAGGCTCAGGAAAAAGGAATATACTTTGAGAGTTCTATTGCACCTACAAGCTACGGCAGGGATGCAATGATTCTTTATGCAGAGGGTATTGTAATTCAGCATTCTATTGGTTTTAGCACTATGAAAGCTGACTATGATCAGAATACAGGAATGCGCATGATTAAAGAAATAAAATTATACGAGGGATCAAATGTCACTCTGGGTGCTAATCCAGAAACTCCATTTATGGGATTTAAGTCCTTGACTATGGCAGAGATAAACGATCAGATTGGTAAAATGATTAAGCTACTAAAAGATGGTAGCTTGACAGACGAAGGCTTTGGCAGGTTAGAAATAGCATTAAAGCAATTTCAACTAGAGGCGTTCAATTTAGGTAAAAATTCACTATCGGAAGCAGAGCCGACATTAGTCACTCCAGTAAAAGATGAGCCGAATATATTAACAGAATTAATAAAACATTTAGAAAAGTAAAAATGGAAAATTTAGAAGTAAAGGCTCAGGAGTTGCTCGACGCAAACAAAGCCAAAACAATTGAAGAAGCTAAGGCTATCATCGCAAACGCTATCAGCGAAGCTACAAAGGCAGCTGATCTAAAGCTAGAGGAATTGCAAAAATCTACATCTGTTAGAATTGATGCAATGGACAAAGCATTGCTAGAGGCTAACTCAGAAGCAAACAGAATTAAAATGGATGCTAAAGAAGCATCTCCAATTTCCTTTAACAAAGCATTTGCTACTGCTATGGATGAGAACTCTGATAACTTAGAGAAATTCCGTAGAAAAGAGATCAAGCAGTTTGCAATGGAGTTAAAGACAGTTGGTGATATGTCATTAGCTAACATTACTGATCTTGCTGCTGCAAACGTGCAGATGCTAC